GCGCGGGCTTCCGGATGCTCCTCGAATCGGCCGACGACATCACCATCGTCGGCGAGGCACCTAACGGGGGGGCCGCGGTGGCCCTGGCCCGCGACCTGCGTCCCGACGTGGTGCTGATGGATCTGAGCATGCCGGAAGTGGACGGTCTCACCGCGACCCGGCGGATCACCGGTGACCCGCAGCTGGCCGCGGTCCGGGTCGTGGTCCTCACCACGTTCGACGACGACGAGCACGTGTTCGCGGCGTTGCGGGCGGGAGCCAGCGGGTTCCTGGTCAAGGACGTCGAGCCAGAGGAACTCCTGCAGGGAGTCCGGGTCGTGGCCCGCGGCGATGCGCTCCTGGCGCCCAGCGTGACCCGGTCCCTCATCGCGGCCTTCACCGCGGGCAGCCCAACCGCGAGCAGCGCAACCGCGGGCAGCCCAACCCCGGGCAGTGCGGCCGCGGGCAGTACGGCCGCGGGCAGCCCGTCCCGCCCGGCCCCCCGCAGCCGGGCGAACCTGCCCCGCCCCTCCGCCCCGTCGCCCGGGGTGGCCTCGCTGACCGAGCGCGAGCGCGAAGTCGTGGCGCTGGTCGCGGCCGGCTTGTCCAACGACGAGATCGCGGCGGAACTCGTGGTCAGCCCGCTGACGGCGAAGACCCATGTCAGCCGGGCGATGATCAAGCTGGGCGCCCGGGACCGCGCTCAGGTCGTCGTCCTGGCCTACGAGAACGGGCTCGCCGAGCCCGGCCATTGCTGAGCTGGCCCCGTCCGGCCCAATGCTTACGGTGGACTAACAGCCTGCCGGCCAGCGTTCCGGAACCGCCGGAAGGCCGGTCAAATTGGACCCGGAGGTTAATCCCAGGCGTTTGACGGAACCAGGGAGTTCCCATGCGGTTCTGCCCGAACTGCGGAAATCCGCTTGGCGGGTCGCCCCGGTATTGCGCGGGATGCGCGACACACGTGGGCGCAGAGAATGGCCCGGCCTCCACGCCGCCCTGGCAGGCCAGCCCCCCGCCGCCGACAGCCAGCAGCCCGCCCTGGGCAGTCAGCGCCCAGCCGCCCGCCGGCGACCCGGCACCGCTCGGCGACAGGGGGGCAGCCGCGGATCAGGCCGTAACCGGGGACCAGGTGGCGGCCGCGATCACGGGGAACCCCGGCGCCAGCCCGCCCGGCTGGGGGGCCGCGCGCCCCGGGCGCTGGTCCCGGCTGTCCGCGGGCCACGGGATGACGATCACCGCCATGGTGACCACGGTGGCGTTGCTGGTCACCGGGGGCATCGCGACCTGGCAGGCCGGCCAGATGGGGTCCCATATGCGCGCCGCGAACGTGAGCCTGGCCAGGCACACCGCCGGGCGGGCCCGCGGTCACGCCCGGTCCCGAGCAGCTTCTCCCTCCGCCGATTCCCCAGCCACGGGGTCACCGACCACGGGCTCCCCGACCACGGGGTCACCGACCACAGGCTCCCCGACCACAGGCGCCCCGACCACAGGCGCCGCCGTGATCGTCGCCGGGGTCGAGGTGGCGAAACGCCGAAGCCGGAAATGGCGGGAAGGGTTCATCCCGCACCCGGCGACATGGCTCCGGGCGGACGGCTGGCTCGACGATCATGGATCACCGGACCTGACCGTCGTGGCCTCGGCAGCCGGTCCGCCACCGACTCCGGAAATGCTCTCCCGCCGCGCCGAGCACTACGCCGACACCGGCGAGTGGAAGGATCACTGGGGGCCATTCCCACAAACAGCAGGGGCGAGATGACTACGCCGCGAGCCTCTCTAGATCGTCCACGGTCAGCCGGCCGGCGTCCAGTGCGCGCAGCAGGATCACCACGCTGTGCGGGATCGGCGAGCGTCCCATGGCCCATCGGTTGGGCGTCATCTTGTCGACCCCCAGGGCTCGCCCGAAGCGCGCCTGGGAAAGCCCGAGGCGCGCCAGGGTCTCGCGGTAGGTGGTTGGGGTCATCGGGGGAGGGGGTCCCGGGACGCCGCGAGGACTATCAGCTCGGCTTGGTCCTCCGGCCCAAACGACGACCGACACTCGTTGACGGCCTCCTCGATCGTGAGCACGCCGTAGACGCCCATGATCTGGACGCCCTCTCCGGCATCATAGGTGATGGTCCAGTCGTGACCGGGACCCCGCTCGAAAATGCGCCGGCCCCTGTGCGGATGATTGACCACTCAGCGCTCCAATTCGGCGTCGTCGCCATAGAGGACGGTGCGCGTCCCGCTGTCCCATCCCACGGTGATCTCACCGTTGTCGGTCATGCTGGCCCATCCCGCGTCACGGTCTTCGCCGGCGCCCTGGACGATGCGGACCTGGCCGTCCGAGGAGCCTTCGATCGCTGCGGTGATTTCGGCGGTGGTCATCTTCGTATCTCCGCCCCTGTCCCGGCGAGGCGCCCGTATCGGTGTGTGCCGATGGGCTATATAGACACGGCGCAGATGGCTGGTCAAGCGGAAAATACGCACGGCGCATATAATTTTTCAGCAGGGGCGAGCGGGTGAGCAGCAAGCGCAGACACAAGCCGGCGACCACCGCGGAGATCGCCCAGCGCGTGGCGGATCGGCGAGCCCAGGAAGCGGACATCGCCCATCTGCGCGCCCAGCCTGATTTGCGCGTCGTGGTGGACAACGGGGGAAGACTGGTGGCCGCAAATCGGATCGACGTGTTCGCGCTGCTGCTGTCCCGATCGGCCCTGACACAGGCGCACCACGACGCGGCTCGGAGGCTGGAGTCGGACATCGCCGCATGGAAGGGCGTTGACAGGGCCACAGGCTCGCTGGAGCGCGTTCAGTGCGCCGCGCCCCAGGGGCTTGTCACCGACCGAATGCTGGACGCTGGGGCTCGTGTGCAGGCCGTCATGGGCAGGATCGGCGCTCGGGACGTGAGCCTGCTCATGGGCCTTCTGCTGCCTCAGTTCGCCGGCCAGACGTTGACCCGCTGGCGGGAGACCGTGGAGCGCATCACCGGCGAGACGCGGGACGAATGCCAGGCCGGGGCAATCCGGGGAGCGTGCGATAATCTGGCGCGGGGATACGTGGCCATCGACTACGCGCGAAAAACAGCTTGACCGATGCGTCGAAGCAGCGGCTAGAGGAATATGTGGGCGTTTTGACGCCTTCCCCAAACATGAATCGCGGCCGATCGGTGAACACCCTCGCCATTCGTGCAACTGCGCCTAGATCGCGCCGCGCACTTATACGGAGGCCAGTATGGGCCGCCCAACCAAGTTCAGCCCAGAACTGGCCGAGCGCATCTGCGACGCCATAGCCACCAACGGCAAGGGGCTCGATTGGGTGTGCGAGAACACGGCAGGCTTTCCGAGCGCCCGCACCGTGTCCAGATGGCAGGCGGCGGATGAAGTTTTTTGTCGGGAAGTCACGCGAGCGGGCGCGCGCAGGGCTGACATCCTTTTCGATGAATGCCTGGACATCGCGGACGATGCCACTGGCGATCCGGTGCGCGGTGACAACGGCAAGGAGACGCAGCACGCCACCGAACAGGTGGCCCGCTCCAAGCTGAGGGTGGATACGCGGCTTAGGATGATCGCCATGCTGAACCGCAAGAAGTATGGCGAGAAGCTGGAACTGAGCGGCGAGGTGATCACTCAGCGCCCGACCGTGCCGACGCGGGACGAGTTGATGTCGCGCAAATCCACCTGGGCGCCGGCTGAGACGCACACGCTCCAGTAGCGTATATACGCCAAGCGCCAAATCGTATATACGGACGGATATGGCAAACGACCGTATATCCGTTCTGATCAAGTTCCCGCCGGACCTGCTGGCCAAGATCGACGAAGAGGCTGCGCGCTCGTCAATGACGCGCATGGCCACGGTGATTGCGCTTTTGGAACCGAACGTCAGTCGCGCAATCGTTGATCGAGAATGCTTGCGGCAAGGGCTGCGCCCTATTCGGCCTCTCGTGGTTACGAAGGTGCCTCCCGAGGTGATGACCGGCAGGGAGTTGGCGGACAAGATGGGGGTTGCGATTGGGCCTGTCCGTCAAAGTCCCGGAGCGCGCCTCAAAACCCGCTAACTACGCCTGGGAGCCCCAACCCGGCCCTCAGACCGAGTTCGTCCTGTGCCCGCATGACGAGGCGATCTACGGCGGCGCGAGAGGCGGCGGTAAGACAGACGCGACCCTTGGCGAGTTCGCCATGCACGCCGCCGAGTATGGCGAATGGGCGGTAGGCTTGCTCGTCAGGCGCTCCAGGACGGCGCTGGAGCCGACGATCGACCGGGCGAAGCAAATCTACCTGCCGCTGGGCGCGGTGTGGCATGAGCAGAAATCCCGGTTCGTCTGGCCCAACGGCGCGGCGCTGAGATTCAGCTATCTGGACCGTGACGCCGACGCCGATCTCTACCAGGGCCACAGCTACACGCGGGTCTATATCGAGGAGCTGACGCAGTTCGTCTCGCCCAAGCCGGTGGACAAGCTGAAGGCCACGCTGAGATCAGCTCACGGCGTCCCCTGCGGCTTCCGGGCGACCTGCAATCCCGGCGGCCCTGGGCACAACTGGGTCAAGCAGCGCTACATCGATCCGGGCGCGTGGCGGGTCATGGAGACGGACGGTCTGACGCGGGTCTTCATCCCGGCCAAGCTGGCGGACAATCCGAAACTGAAGGACAATGATCCGGGCTATGTGGCGCGGCTGAAGCAATCCGGTTCGGAGGCTCTGGTCAAGGCATGGCTCGAAGGCGACTGGAACATCATCGAGGGGGCCTTCTTCGACAAGTGGAGCAACAGGAATGTCGTCAAGCCCTTCGCCGTGCCCGAGTTGTGGACACGTTTCAGAGCCTTCGACTGGGGATTCGCCGCTCCTTTTTCAGTTGGCTGGTGGGCTGTGGTCTCTGACCCGACGCCAGCTGAAGGAAACGGCGGGGCTGATGGAGGGCGGACTGTCCTGCCGCGAGGCGCTCTTGTCCGTTACCGAGAATGGTATGGCTCCAACGGAAAGCCCAACGAAGGTCTGCGCCTTGACGCGGAAGCAGTCGCGGCCGGGATTCTGAGCCGCGAGGTGGGCGACACGATCCGCTACGGCGTGGGCGATCCGTCGATCTTTCGCGAGGACGGCGGCCCCTCGATCGGCGAGCGCATGAGGCGGGCCGGCGTCACGTTCCGGCCGGCGGACAACACGCGGATCGGCAAGGTTGGGGCGCTATCCGGCTGGGATCAGATGCGCGCCCGGATCAGCGGGGACGGGGAGACGCCGATGCTGTTCGTGTTCGACACGTGCCGCGACTTCATCAGGACGGTGCCGGTGCTTCAGCACGACCCCGACAGGGCTGAGGACTTGGACACTGACGGGGAGGACCACGTGGCCGACGAATGCCGCTATGCGTGCCTAAGCCGGCCCATGCTGGCCAAGGCGCCGGTTCCGTCCCGCAATCCGCCTGACCTGGGCTACGGCCGTCGCCCAGAGCCGGTGAACGACTGGAAGACGGCCTGATGGCCAAGATCGCCCCATCCACCAACTTCGCGTCCAATCCGACGCCGCTGACCAACTTCAAGACGCAGACCCCTGGCGCGCCGGCCACGCCGAGCGACTTGCCCAAGCTGAAGCGGTATTTCGACCAGGCCCGCGATCTGACTTACGACGCGCGGAACAACAGCCTGGTGGCGCAGGACTACTACGACTCGATCCAGTTCACCGGCCCGCAACTCAAGGTGCTAGCGGAGCGCAACCAGCCGCCGCTGGTCATCAACCGGATCAAGCCGGCGATCAACAGCCTGATCGGGATCACCGAAAAGGGCCGCAGTGATCCGAAGTGCTGGCCGCGCAATCCAGGAACGGAGGACCAGGCCGACGCGGCGACCGACGTGCTGCGCTTCATCGCCGACTTCAACCGCTTCAAGCGGCTCAAGCAGGACTGCTTCCGCGACATGCTGGTCTGCGGGACCACGGCGGCCTTGATGGGCGTCGACCAGGACAAGCAGGTCACGATCACTCAGATCAGGTGGGAGGAGTTCTTCTACGACCCCCGCTCTCGCCGGCAGGATTTCCGGGACGCGCGGTATCTGGGCGTGGCGAAGTGGATGTATCAGGACGACGCGGCGGCGCTGTATCCAGAGAAGGCCACGGAGATCGGCAACACGATCCAGGCCGCTTCGGCCGGTGGCTTGCCGGTGGACCAGAGCTACCAGGACCGGCCCGAGGCGTGGCCGAGCAGCGGCGTTCAGAACTGGGTGGACACCAAGCAGCGCCGGATCATGGTCGTGGAGATGTATTACCGTGAGACGACGTGGAGGCGGTGCGTCTTCACCGGTTCTGACATCCTCGAAGAGGGCGACAGCCCCTACAAGGACCACAAGGGCCGAGCCGACTGTCCGATCGAGGCGATGAGCGCCTACGTGACGCGCGAGAACGCCCGCTACGGCGCGGTGTGGGACATGATCGGCCCCCAGGACGAGATCAATAAGCGGCGTTCCGCGGCGCTCTGGCGGTTGGTGGCGAAGCAGGTGGAAGTCGCCGATTCTCAGGCGCTCCAGGATGACATCGACGTGGCCAGGAAAGAGGCCGGGCGGCCCGATGGCGTCCTGCCGATCGGCTACAGGTTCGCCGACAACAAGGCGGACGTGGCGGGCCAGCTCGAGC